GGAAGTGGCACGGCTTCAGTAACAACTTTGACATCGTTTGCTCGCACGTTGCTTGACGACTCCGCTGCTTCTGACATGAGAAGCACATTGGGTCTCGTCATTGGAACGGACGTTCAGGCTTACAACAGCACGCTCGCTGATGTTGCTGCTGGCACCTACGCGGGTGACGATAGCATTGTTACTGTTGGAACGATTTCAACTGGCACATGGCAGGGCAGCGTTGTCGGTGTTGCTTACGGTGGCACAGGCCTCTCAAGCTACACTGCTGGCGATTTGATCTACGCCTCAGGTGCAACGACCCTCAGCAAGTTGGCGAAGGGAACTTCCTACCAGTTCCTCAAGATGAACTCTGGGGCCACAGCGCCTGAATGGTCAAGCACGATTGACGGCGGAACTCCGTGATTCTTGCTAGATAATTGACCTTTAAAAAAAGGGGGGCGGCCTGCTTTAAAAGAGCAGGCCGCCTTTTTTTGTTGATTCATGAGCATTATTGTTCTGAAACTGAGCTTGAAAATTTTTTTTCCAGACTATCTAATAGTTGTAGGTTGGATTGCGCGAGCCAAGCTGCTCTATTTAAAGGCAAAATGGGACGAATAAACAATATAAGAATAAGAAGAGGCACAGAGCAAGATTGGTCAAGATCTAATCCAGTATTGGATTCTGGCGAATTGGGCCTTGATACTACAAATAATCTTTTGAAAATAGGAAATGGAGCAGATGTCTGGACTGGTCTGTCTCCTTTGGCTTGCAACCCCATTTCGTTAGTCAATGGCTCTGACGTAACGAACGATGTGGCGGTAAGATCTTCATTAATTGACTTCAAAATAGCTCAAGAACATAATATTTTCATAGTTCCAAATGGATTTTGCTTTTTTATAGACTCAACAGAAATAATAACATCAAGCATAATTTCACCATCAGAAGCTCCTCACTTAAGATTTGGAAATTCAAACGAAAATGAAGCTTACTTGCCACAAACACAAACGACTAGCAATTCTAGTAGTGCGAGGCACATAATACAGAACCCACAGAATGCCATACCTTCCGGAACTACGGTATCATTGGGAATTGTAGTTGCATCAACAGCATCACATCATAATGGCTATGTGGTTATAAGAGGATATCTAATGCGACTAGATGATCAGCCAAGTGAATCCTCTAGTACCTCGGTGTATCCATCACTGCTAAATAAGATACAGCAAGTGTTTTGGGAAAACAAATAAAAAGCAATTGCGGCCAGGGATAGATAAAGTATCATCAACAATGGACTTTTATGGCTTTGCTTACATACGAACCAAATGGATTAATAAAAGTGGTTGGCTGTGCCGGTGTAGCTGTGAAGAACAGATATTTGTCTCTTTTTTTGGTTGGGGATAAAGCCTACTTAAAGCACAAAGCCAGAATAGGAAAGATTGAATTCGTAGTAATAAAAAGAATGAACCAAATATTTCCTAATGGGAACATGTATACAGCCTATCCAGAAACTAATTATGTTGATACATTCAATAGAGTTTGGCTTGAAAACGAACTAATTACACAAGAAAACGCACTTGATTTTGCAAGAATATGGTGGGAAAACATAAGGCAGATGGGTAGAAGAATGTTTGAGGAAGGAGATTGCTATCCAATTAAGCCTGAAGGGTGTCATTAAAATTCTTAGTAAGTTTTGCAGAGCCCCAATCTATTGACTTATTTGCCACATAATCTTGTCTATTTGCTACATCATTGCATATAGACATACTCATATCTCTAGTCGTCTCTATATGCTTAAGTTGACAGTTTTCGGTTCTTATTTCGTTTGAATGAGGTATGCAAAGACAAAATTTGGGTGGTGTGAAAAGATAAAGATTGTTTTTCATCCTCACTCGGAACTGATAGTTCATATCGTCGTAGCCCCATCCCAATCTTATTGCTTCATCATATCCATTCACAGAATAAAAGTATTCACGTTTTGTAGCTACAATCCCAGCACACCCATCGTTTCCATAGCTGTCGGCGCTTTCAAATGCCATTACCATGTCGGGTTTTAAGGAAAAAGCATCTCTCGCGTATTCACAAAACCCATCAGGAATAAGAATATCAGAATCTATATTGAAAAGAATATCGCCAGAAGCCATTTTATGCGCTATGTTTTTAGCATGGGCTGCTATCCAGTGTTTAGGTTCATCTGTCCTGTAGAAGATGAGCCTGCCGCTCTTTATGTGATCAGAAAGCTCAGAACGAACCCAATCTTCAAGACCATCAGTACTTCCGTAATCCAAAAGAACGAATTCTGCATCTGGGTACGAGGACGCATGTTCTATATTCCTTGGCAAAGTTTGCCTTAAATGGAACAATCTATTCATGCAAGTCGTACAAAAAGATATTCTCATTCCTTGAAAAACCCCACAACAGTTGCTCTAACGTGATCTCCCGCATCCTCGTCAACTCTATTTATTGAATGCCACACGCCGGGTCTGGTTATGACTAGCCTATTTGGCTTACAAGTAATATAAGTCCCCAAACCTATAGTTTCAAGGAATTTGTCTTCTTGTCGGTGGTCTAGGTGTGGCGCAGGAAGGTTTACTCCTGTGGGAGTTTTGGCCAGCATCAATTCACCACCCCATGTAGAAGCCCACTCGGGATGAGCATAAAATATTGCCGCCCCAGCGTAACCAAGATCATTGTGCCAATTAAGCTTTGTTTTTCTTGGGTACAGGTAAGACCGAAGTATAAGCTTACTCCACTCTCCAAGAAAATTTTGAGTCTTTGCTGCATTAACAATAAAAAACTGCATCAGATCCATGTAGTTATTGAACGGTGCATTTAATGTGTCGTAATCTCGGCTTCCAAGAGGAGATCCGTCTGTCATTCGCCAAACTTTAGACCATCCATTGATATGAGGGTTCAAATACTCCTCAGATTGAACAGCCTTCCAAACTTCTTCAAACTGTTGTTGTTCCAGAACGTCGTCAAATACGACAAAATCATCGTTTTCTATAAGCTTTATCATTGAGGTCTCCTAAGTTCAGCCGATTTCAAAAGATAATGGTATCTTTCATATGCATCTTGAGCCTCATTCACAAAAGACTCGTTGATGGAATTCTTGTATTCAGAAACAAAATCGCCCTCAAGGGGCTGCTTTAATCCCAAATATTCTTCTATTGTACCAAATGCACTACCTGAAGCAAGATCATCCCAAGTAACAAACGCCGCACCGGGAGTCCTTTTTGCCATTTCATATATTCTTCTGAGTCTAAATCGGTAATAATTAACTGCACATTCTGGTTTGTATTTGTTATCTAATAGAATTTCATTCAAGGAAGCTCTTGCTGATCTAATAACATAAACAAAGCTGCAAATGCCGTACAGATTTTTGCAAGAGAAAGACATATTGTAAAGCAAATGGTCACCATATATCGCGGAAAAATCACGACATTTGTGAGGCTTTAAAAAAAGCCAATTTAATGATTGTGGACTGTCGTACTGGGCAAGGGAACTCTGAATAGAGCATCTAGGATTCTTATTCATGATGCTAACTAGTTCAGAAGAACCAGAACCAAGGTGACTAACTATAAAACAAACCTTTTTCAAGGGTAATTTGACCTTTTTAGATGGCGTACAACTCTATTATGAGAGTCTGTGGACTAGATAATCAAAAAGCGAGGTTTTGATGGCTTGGTGGGATTTCTATAGACTTTGGACTTATCAATTTGAAAAAGGACCAATAGAAAAGCTGGATAACTCCCAGATCACTGGTGCTGGCATCATAGTTCCTGATGCGATGCCAGACCTCAGAGGAGATATAAGCTCAGGTTCTCAAACTCAAATAAGACTCTATGACAGTAATGATTTCATAGATTTGTCCACTGTTACAAACAGACAGTCAAGATACAAAGAATACGAAAGACTCAGAAGCGTTGCCGAAGTAGAAATGGCAATGACCGTGATAAGCGACGAGGCTTGTGTATCTGGCGATACCAGAATATCAACTTTATTTGATGGCCAAAAAACTATCAGATGGCTGACAGAAAGATGGAAAAAAGACCCTAGTCCATTTCTTGTTTATTGTTGGGATTTCAAAAAAGAAGACTACACACTTGGTTGGGCCTATGATCCCAGAGTAGTAAAAAGATCAAAAACCATAAAGGTTCTTCTAGACGATGGCAATAGTTTTGTTGTCACTCCAGACCATAGGATTTTAACAAGAGATCAAGAATGGGTACACGCAGAAGACCTTAAAACTGGTGATGAGCTTATGCCTTTCTATAGGCTTGAGCCCAATCGTAAAATAAACAAATTCAAAACAAGACAATTTCCAAGAATATTTACATTTGATGGATGGAAACACGAAAGACAATTTATAGATGAATGGAGAGATGGAAAAGTAAAATACAAGAAAGTAAATGAAGCATCAAGAATGATTGCTGCCGGAGCAACTTGTCGTTCTGTAGAGACGATGATGAAGCACTCATGGAAAAGCATAGATTCGTGGATTAAGCGAGAAGGATTTTGCACAAAAGAACTCAAGTGGCTCGGTCGCAAGAATGACAGAAGAAAAGTGATAGGAATATTGCCATATCACGAAACCGAGGTCTATGACCTTAGCGTAAAAGATCACGAGAACTTCTGCACCGACTCCGCCGTTATGCATAATTGCCAGAAGAATGAGGACGGCAATGTATTCAAAATAAATGTGCAGGATGAAGAGATAAGAAAAGAACTTGAGTTCTTGTGCTTTAACAGAAAGATGCTCAATTTCAACAGACGCATTTGGCAAATGGTTAAGAAGGTTTGTATATTTGGCGATGGTTTCTACGAACTAATAACAAATCCGAACAATCCCAAGGACGGAATACTAAAGGTTCAAGAACTTCCTGCGGATAGCATGTATAAAGTCGTTACGACCAAAGGAAGAGTCGTAGAGTTCCAACAAAGCAAAGAAGGGCCAGACTATCAAGCACTTACAAGAAGCGACGTAACGAAAGCAACAGAACAAGAATTGATGCAATCAACGGCGATCAGATTTGCTCCAGCGCAAGTAGTACACATGTACATAGGAGATGATAGAAAAACGTTCTATCCCTATGGACAGTCGCTAATTGAGCCAGCGAGAGGACCAGCACATCAATTGAGGCTCATGGAAGACGCAATGATGGTTTATAGACTGACACGCGCGCCCGAGAGGAGAGTTTTCTACATAGACGTAGGACAACTTCCTCCATTCAAGGCAGAAGCTTTTGTAGAAAGAATGAAGGATCAGTTCCGAAAAAAGAAGGTGCAAACAGGAAGAGGGTCGGGAGCCAATGCTGTTGATGAAAGATGGCACGCGCCAGCAGCAGATGAAGATTATTGGCTGCCCATACGACCGAGTGCAAACACAAGAATAGAAACACTCCCCGGTGCTCAAAACTTGGGCGAAATAGATGACGCTCTTTACTTCAGAAACAAACTTTTCGTAGCGCTTAACTTCCCCAAAAATTACCTTGGCAGTGAAGATATTGGATCAACAAGAATCACACTCAGCGCCCAAGATGCAAGATTTGCGAGAATGGTAGAAAGAATTCAGGCGAGCGTAGAAGATACTGTGCTTGAAATATGTGAAAGACACTTGGAAATGAGAGGGTTTCCAAGCGATGCATATGAAGATCTAAAAATAGAAATGACTCCGCCAAGTAGCTGGAAAGAACTTAGCGAAGCGGAAATCATGAACAATAGAATTAGCCTCGTAACGACTCTGAAGTCTAGCATGTTGATGAGCGACTACGATCTTCTTACCAAATTCATGAAGATACCAGAAGAAGAAGCCGAAAAGATAGTATCAAGAAACAAGATACAGAAGCTTGAGGATCTTAAGATACAGATTATTGGCCAGAATCCGCAACTTCTGGGAGTGGGAACGCCGCCAGCCCAAGGTAATGAAATGGAAATGGGCGCAGAAGCGGGCGGGCCAAGTCCAAATCTTGAAGACCAAATGGGCGGCGGTGGGCAAGCACCTCCGGAAGAACAAGAACAGCCCCAAGAAACGGGACCCCAAGAGCCAGAAACAGAGATCACCGTAGAACTACCAGAACCTTCAGAAGAAGACGTAAAGAAATATGACATGGGCATGGAAGACTACAGCAAGGTTCTTGATAGAGAGGAAATAGACTGGAGTGAAGAAGTGTGAATGAATTTGAGATAAAGAATAAACTATCCGAAATAATAGGATACATATGCTCAAAATACTTTCGCCCAGAGCAAGCAAAAGCAATATATGAAGAAAAAAACAGACTTGAAAAAATGTTAGAAGATTTGAATAAAGATAGTGAAATACTTTGACGAATAGCTCAACGGTAGAGCAAGCGGCTGTACAAAGCCACTGAACCAAAGCTCAAAAAGTGGGAGGTTCATTGGGTTCAAGTCCTAACAGTGGATTAACCGCTAGGTTACAGGTTCAAATCCTGTTTCGTCAGCTAATGAGGGCAGCTAATCACTAAAGAGTTAGCTGCCCTCATTGTTTTATAACACGTTAGTTGGCAGTTGAGCTATCGGACATCTAAAATCCAACCTTTCTCTCTTCTTCTTCTTCGTGGTAGTTGTCTTCTTCATTGAATATCTCTGCGAGCGTCATTGGCCCATCGGCCTTGCGATCTACTTTAAGGCTCTCCAGTATCCTATTGCAATTGTCTACTGGTAGGGCTTTGAAATGATGCTCTATGAAAAGTCTACCTTTTCTAACGAGAGCAGAGTCTATCTTTTCACGTTCTATATTGAAGGTCGCAATAACCATGATATTAAGGCAGTCACCAAGTATTCCATCCGTAATGTTCAGTATGTTACTGATTGCTTCGTTGTCAAGCGAATCACGACTTCTCAAAACTTTCTCGGCATCTTCCAGCAAAAGAATTGAATTTCTATGCCCCATAATAAAACTGAGGAAATCTGGGTTGGTTAGTTGTTCCATAGCCCCAGAAGACAAATAAATGACCTTTCTGGATGTCTTAGTGGTAAGATACTTTATGAAAGTACTCTTGCCAGTTCCCGGCTCGCCAGAAAAAAGAACGAGTCCACTTTTGTTCTTTGAAAGATGGTTTGTAATTTTCTCAAATTTTTCTGCGGCTTCAGAGCCATAATTTAGGTCAAGGTCTATTTCCTTGCTTGGAAGCTTGATTTCAAACTTCTGCAATGCAAGCATGCCTTCCATACTACAAAGCAAGTAAACCTTGCCTTGCTTATTGCCCACAGAACAAAACTCAATACAAGACTTTATTTTTTCCAGAGTTTCCGGCTTTTGATAAAGAATCCTACATTTGTAAGTTTTATCAACCTCTTGAGGCTCTTGTGGGTCTGATGGGTCTTGATAATCCAAAGAATAGCCCAATAAGCTTTCCTTTTTGAACACAATGACCAATGCATCTTCGTATCTGTAGCAAGCCTCATTGGGCTCAATAAAACGAACTTCATCTCTCATTTTTTCCGTCTCGCACAGAAATATCCTTTCTGCTCCGGCTTCCGAAAGCTTTTTCAAGGTTTTTTCGTGCACAAAAGCCCCAAATTCATAAACGTCAGGATGGGCTTTATAAAGCTCCACATAAAAGTGAAATATGTTGAAATGAGTTCCGTAGTCCCTTGAAGGACTCTTTAGATCGTAGGGGTTGAAATTAATGTTCATAGCTTAATAATAGCAAGTTTCAAAGAAAATGCAACCCACAAATTCAATTATTACATTATGAAGCATACTATAGGAATGAAGGTTGTTTTTGAACGTACGCAAAATCAGAAACTTCAAAAACGCAATAAAAAGACTATATAGAACTATGCATATTTGCATGGCACTGCCGGCTAGCTAAAGACTAGGAGTAACAATAGCTATGAAAAGAAAACTCATTGATTATAACACATTCCACAAGATCAAGACAGAATCAACTTCAAGTGCGCAAATAGAAGTTGAAAACGCGAGTGAGTTCCTCGCAAGAGCACTAGAGGTAGAAGGGCTTGAAATAAGCTCATTCAGCCCAGATAACGTGCTTTTTGAAACAACTGATGGCGAGTTTGTCCACGCCAACTACAAGATAAACAATGGTTACGTTCAGTTTGACAACATTGAACAACTCGTGATCAATGAGGAAACAGAAAAGGCCAAGTCAAAAGAAATCATCTCAAAAATGATTGACTCACTCATTGAAAGTAACGACCAAGAAGCCAACGATCTTTTCTCAGAATGGATGGATCTACCTCTTTCTAAGAGAATCTTCACAGAAGCCAGAGTTCGCAGATCAGTTCCAATCAGAAAGGTTGTAAACGGCAAAGAAAAAATTGTCGGACACAAACAAGGAATGTGGAGCAACAAGGCACACACTCACCAATCTTCGTCTGTGAAGCGCAAGCGTGCAATTGGCAGAAAGAAAGCCGAAGCCAAGAGATCAGATTCAACAAAGAAAGTTTGGGCCATGCAAAGCCTTCGTATTAACAAGGCGCTTGGAAAGGGAACAAAAAGAACCGGAAAAAAGAAGATGTGCGAGTGGAACGTAATTGCCGAAAACGTTTTGAATTACGTTGATTTTAACCTCAATGGTCCCGCTCTTGATCAGTGCCAAGTAATCAAGAAAGACGGAGCAATCGTTGCCGCCAGAGTCCCAACAGCCAAGCTCAGAAATGAAGCTAAGCTCCTAAAGTTCAATTGGAACACAATGAATACAGACGTTGTTGTCAAGAGAAGCAACAGCAAAAAGATTCATGAGAACAACGAATTTGCCAAAGAAATTGCCGACCTCAAGAGAGTTAATGCTCTTTCCGACAACGAAGCGGTTGAAGAATCAATTGAAAGAATTTCAACAACATTCCCAGAAGTTATCTATTTGACAGAATCTGAGCTTACGGCTCGCGTCAAAGCAGCTCTAGAGTCTGTTGGCGCCACAAACTATGACGATGAAACATGCAGATTCATTTCGGAAGGATTGCTCAGAACGATCCACGAAAATTTCTCAGAGAGAGTAGAAAAGATCGTTAGACTAGCTGGCGGTAGAATCAATGAGGAAGCCGTTGACAAGTACACAGAGTTTAAGAACATCGTTGAAGCCTACTACAAGAAGCTTGACGAGTCCACAGCTTTGGAAATGCAAGCTTTCGTTGATGTTTATGAAGCTCTAAGAGAGATTCATGAAGTCGCCAAGAGCGAAAGCAATGAAGAAGTTGCAGAAGAAACGGCCAGCCATCTTGACGGACTATTGCCAATGGTTAGGGGCGAGTCTGAACTAAACATAGAAGTTCTCGGTGAAGCTGCTGAATGGCTCTATGACATCTTGGAAGGAACCATGGAATCAGAAGAATGGAAGACAAGCGAGCCAGTAGTGTCCGCAACAGGCGAACACCCAGAAATCGCAAAGAAGGGCAGGTTCAGTCAGTCACCAGCCGACATGGAAGGAAACACACCCGGCGCTCACTACACAAGTGACGGTAAGGATTACAAGGGTTCCGCTGCAAGTGAACTTGAAGGTGAAGGATGGAGCAATCTGGGTGGTGAGGGGGTATATCCATCACTAGAAAACCCATACGTTCCACAAGCCGATATGCCGAAGATCGTAGGAGAAAAGGACGTTGATTCAGACTCCGACCAACTCGCTCACTGGAGCGACAATGATACATGGCCGGGACTTCAGAATCCCTACTCCAAGGCAAGCGTAACGCCAAAAGAAGCAAAGTAAACAGGAGGTAAACTGTGGAACTACTACTAGAACACGAGCGTACTCCTGGTACTGTGTACGAAAATAGACTCATACTCGGAGGAGGATGCTGTGCCATTCTTAACGAGATGGATTTACATGAAACTGCCGGAACAGGTGGCAGCGTAGTTAAATTTCGTGGCAAGTTCCAGGAAGCAGACGCAGTAAACAAAAATAAGAGAACATACCCGTTTGGCGTTCTTGATGACAATGTAAAAAGCCTCATGGAGACAATATCCAGTGGCGGACTCATTGGAGAACTAGATCACCCAACAGATAGCATCGTCCACTTCACCAACGCTAGTCACAGAATCACAAAGCTTTGGTGGGAGGGAAAAACCCTCATGGGCGAAGGCGCGATATTGAACACTCCACACGGAAAAATTCTTAAGGCCCTCATCAACGATGGGGTTCGCGTAGGAATCAGTAGCCGAGGAGTGGGCAATGGCAAAGTGAACGAAAACGGAATACTCGTAATTGGCGAGAGCTATAAACTCATAACCTTTGACGCAGTAGCCGACCCAAGCACAAGCCAAGCCTTCCAGGAAAAGGTAGTTTCCAAGGAGAGCACAAGTCCGATTGCAATACATCAAGAGATTCATCGTGTTAAAAATGAATCAAGCGGCATACATACTCTAAGCAAAGAGCTAATTCTTGCCGCAATTGGTGGAATTGTGCAAAAACAAGCCAAAGAAATAAAAGCGAGGTTGAACTAATGGAAAAAATTGTTGAGGCTTTGACGAAGTTGCTGCCTGAAGACGCCGTGGCAGATGTCACAGAAGCTGTGAAGACCGAGTTGGAAGGCGCCAAGCAAGCCTACGAGCAGGAGTACAACTCCAAACTTGAAGAGGCCTATGCCGAACTCTCAGGCGAACTAAAGAACGCTGAGGAAACGGCCATACAAGGCTACAAGGAAGCCTATGCAATCATCCAAGACCTCCGTGGCAGACTTGAGACTCAACAGAAAGAATTTGAGTCCAGCATGGAAGAAGGATACGAAGAAGCATACCAAATGCTCTTGGCCGAAAGAGGAAAGAACGAAAACCTTGAGGTTGAGATGTATGAACAATTCAACACAAAGCTCCAAGAAATGAAGGAATACATGGTTGATAAGGTTGACCAGTTCCTACAGTACAAGGGGACAGAAATATACGAAGCCGCCAGAGTAGAGGTTGAAAAAGATCCTCGCGTGGTAGAGCAGAAGATTGCCCTAGAGAAGGTCGCAGAGTGCGTTGCTGATTTCATTGGCGACGGTGCAACAAGCGTCAGCAGCAATGCCAAGCTTGAAGAGACCAACAAGGCAGTAGAAACACTCAAGAGTCAAGTAAAGATTCTTGAAGCACGAAACATTCGGCTCAGTGCCGATAATACAAAACTCAACGAAGCTATTCGCGAGACTCAAAAAGTCATCACAGAATCAGTCAGAGTAGAGAAGAAAGAAAGAGTTGAAAAGGCGAAGAATGTACAGGGGAGAGGACGTGCTGTCAACGATCCTGAGCTTGTTGCTGAATGGAAAAACAACAAGGTCGCCGAAAAGAAGACAGATGTTGACACGACACTCGTTGAAAGCCTAGATCCAGACTTGCTTCGTCAAATGCAAGTTTTGGCTGGGACAAAAAACAACGACTAATAAACAGTATCTTTAGCTAAGACCAAGGAGAATTTAATATGCAAGCGAATGCAAAGTTTTTGAATGAAGCAAGGGAGCTTGAATCTCGTTGGGCGCAAACAGGACTGCTAGAGAACATCAATGACAAGTACACACGTTCTTGCACTGCCGTTCTCCTGGAGAATCAGCGCCTCATCAATGAATCAAGCACAGACTCGGGCGACGTAGCCCAGTTTAAGAGGATATCAATTCCGCTCGTACGCAGAATCTATCCCCAATTGATCGCCAATAAGGTGGTCTCGGTTCAGCCACTACTCGGCCCCACTGGCCTCGTGTACTACCTCCGTTTTAGATATGGTAGCAACAAGGGCGCAGTTCGTGGAGCCACAAAGAGCGGCTTCCCAACCGACGACGCCAACTCGCTCCAGCAGCTCGCCAGTGGCGATGCCAACTTGAGCGTCTACTACTCGCACCAGTTCGTTGAGAACGAGACGAGCACAACAGACGCCGGCGGCACCAGCACGAGCGTATTGCTTGAGCACACACCGGTTCTCGCCGGAACAGTAACAGGCACCGTCTATGACGGCACCGTTGCCGTTCAGACATTCGTTGTCAGCGAAAACGGTTCATTCACGTTCCACGATATCGGATCACCCGCTGCCAAGGTAACAAGCGCTACGCTTAACCTCACCACGGGCGAGATGGCTCTCACATGGAACAGCGACCCAGGTGCCAACCACGTTGTTGCTTCATACGAGTACAACATGGAATGCAACCAAGACCTCCCCGAAATCAACCTCGTTGTTGAATCGGAAGAGATCGCCGCCAAGACCCGCAAGCTAAAGGCCGTCTGGAGCTACGAAGCTCAGCAAGACCTCCGCAGCCAGCACAATCTTGACGCCGAAGCTGAACTCACCGCCGTCTTGGCTCAAGAAATCAATCTTGAGATTGACCGCGAAGTTCTCAGCGACCTCCGTAATAACGCCGGAACAGTCGCAAGCTGGGACTTCAACACCGCCCTTGGTGACACCATCAAGGAAAAGTATGAATCCCTCTATGTCAAGGTCGTAGAAGTCAGCAACGTCGTACATCGTAAGACATTGCGTGGCGGCTGCAACTGGCTCGTAACCAGCCCCGAAGTTGCCTCAATCTTTGAGACAGCCACAGCCGGTTTCGCTCCAGCTCCTTCAGAAGGCTTCACAAGTTCACTCGGCATCCAGTATGTCGGCACCGTGAACAACAGATGGAGACTCTATAAGGATCCATTGTTCCCAACAGGTCAAATCCTCATGGGATACAAGGGTGACAGCTATATGGACAGTGGTTATTTCTACTGCCCATACGTACCACTCACCCAGACACCAGTTGTCCTTGATCCAGAGAGCTTCTGCCCACGCAAGGGAATCCTTACCCGCTATGGTAAGAAATTGCTCCGCGAAGGCGCTAAGTTCTACGCCCGCCTCTCAATTGCTAATTTTATCATTTAGTTTTACACCGCTTTTTTGCGGTCAGAACGAACATGAACCCTCCGGTCGCAAGACCGGGGGGTTTTTTGTTTTCTATTGCTATATTTCTATATGCATGGTAAAACCCCCTTTGGAGGCAAAACATGAGTAGAATAATAGTACTGGATGAGATTCATGAACTGGGTTGGATGCGCAAGACGCTGATGCAGGAGCGAGAATCTGATCCCAATACGTTCATCTTTTTCAGACATGAGTGGAATGAACGTTCAAATCAGATTATGTCGCATGCCAATTCTTATTCACAACAAAACAATAAAGTTTTTGCTAGAAAATGTGAAATAAGAAAGATTAGATCAAAACAACAAAGAGATTTTTGTGAATTGTATCATATACAAGGATCTAACAAACTGTCTGTTGTGTCTTTTGGGATATTCTACAAAGATGAGCTCTTAGGCGTTTTGTCTTTGGGCAGACACAATAGAGATAACCGAGACAACAGGCTTATAGTGCTTGATAGACTGTGTTTTAAGACAGGATGGAGGGTAGTGGGGGGCGCAAGCAAATTATTCTCTAAAGCAAAAGAATGGGCTTTG